CTGTAGTAATAGCCAATGCACCATTGGTAGCTCCACTAAAAGTAATCGTATCACTTGTTGATGGTGTCATCACAATTGAGTCGTCTGTAATAACCGTTGAACCTATTGTAAAATCTGTTGTGGCGTCTATTGTAGTACCAACTATTGCGGCAAATGTACCAGCTACTGCTGATGCTGCACCAATAGTAGTTCCATCAATACTTCCACCATTAATATCTACTGTAGTAACTATTCCTAAATCTGCAACTGTTCTACCTGCGTTTGTCCAGTTATTACTAAATGACAAACTTGAACCATCGTCTGCACTAATTGTATCGAGTGCTATATCACCCACATTAGTAATGTTTCCATCACTAAAAGATGTGGCGGTTGTAGAAGCAATTACAAGAGTTCCATCATCTGTAATTGTGTTATCAGTAATGACAGTTCCACCGATTGTAAAATCAGCTGTGGCATCTATTGTTGTACCTTTAATTGTCGTATGTGAAGAAGCTCCAATAGTAGCCCCATCAACTGTTCCACCATTAATATCTGCTGTAGTGATACTACCTAAATCTGCTACCGTATTTCCAGCGTTTGTCCAATTACCTTGAATATTATCAAGTTCTATTCGTGATGCACTTACTGAATTTACTGCAATGTGTGCAAATGAACCACTTGATGTGGCTGAACCACTAATAGTTGTTGCGTTAATTGTTAATATATCCGCTCCATCGTCTGTAATAACTACATCTCCACCATCAACATCTATCGCCAAATCTCCAGCGAGATCCATAGTTAAATTAGCATCATTTGTAATCGTATCTGCTGTAAGTACCAAACCATCAATTGTAAAATCAGTTGTAGCGTCAATAGTCGTACCTTTAATTGTAGTAGCTGATGCTGCTCCAATTGCAGTTCCGTCAATTGCTCCACTATCAATATCTACATTTGTAGAATTAAAGTTGCCGTGGTCTAAATTAGCTCCTAATGCATCTGCATTCAAAGTATCTATATATGCCACACCATCTATGTATAAATCTTTCCATTGTGTACCAGATGCACCCAAGTCATCGGCATCATCACTTCCAGGTAAAACATTATTTCCACCTGGGTCTAATATAATATCTGCGGCTGCTATAATTTTTAAATCTGTATCTACATCAACATAATCAGCTGCACTATCTATTTCTAATCTTGGAACTCTTAAATTACCACCTGATTGTACTAATACATCTGATGTTTCAGTTAATGTTATTCCACCGTTAGCCCAATTTATAACACCTGCTGCACCTAAATGTAAATCGTTCCATCCTTTAGTAGCACTACCTAAATCGTATGTAGCATTTGCATTTGGAGTTAAATTTGAAGTAATATCTGCACCAATACTAATAGAATCTGTATCTGCATCTCCAAGTGTTAAATCTCCACCTATAAAAGCATCTCCCACAATATGTAGTTTAGAACCACTAAGTACTGAACCACTTAAGTCCGATACTAAACTTCCACTTGCAAACGTTATTCCATCTGGAGTTGCAGTCATTGTTTGTACTGTATTTCCAGTTTTATCCATAAAATGAATAGAGCTAGTAGATACATATAATTCTTTCCAGGGTCTACCCGCATTTCCTAAAGTATAGGTGTCAGAATCTCCTGGTATAAAATGAAAACTTGCCGTTGCAGTATTTATAGACTGCGACATCACTAACATTGCGTCCGTTGATTCTACAAGTATTCCTTTTGGGTGATGTAAATCACTCGTGATTAAACTACTATGTTTTTTTGCCATTTCTTATTCCCTTTAAGATGCTCCAGTTATTACTACTTCATTATTTTGGGTGGTAATTTGTTCAAAATCCATTATAGTTGATGTCTCTTCTGTTACTACCATATTTGCTAATACATCAAATGTTACAAGTTCCGAACCTGCTTGTTTAACAGTAGTTGCATCTAATGAACCAGTAAATTCATGTTTACTACCTGAAAAATTTGTAGATCCTGTTACTTCAAAGCCACCCCCATCAATTTTGATTTTATTACCAAATCTATCAAATCCTAAATATGAAGTAAGTGACATATTATACTATTTCCAAAATACTACAAAATGCCTGTAGTGTAGATGCTGCATCAGCCGTAGCCTTTAAAACATCGGCTGTTTCTAAATTTATTGGTTTATCCAATACTACCGTTGTACCATTTGGTACTGCTAAATTCTTTGCTATATAAAAATCACTCCCTGCACTGGAATCCGTTACAAAAATATCGACTAGCCCAGCATTTGATGCGTGTATATTTGAAATATATACTGCGTGAACTACTGCCGTTGTCGAACTTGGTGTTGTATAAATTGTTGTTGCACTATCTGTAATTGCAACTCCCTTATTTTTAAATGTATTAGCCATTCATTATCCTCCGAAAACTATTCCAAAAACTACCGCATTTACATCTGTTACATTTGTTAGTCCTGTACCATCACCACTTAAATTAGTTGCCTCTACTTTACCAAACGAACCAGTTGAAGTTGATGAACCACTTATGTTTCCAGATGCCTGTATAATTCCTGTTACATCTACACCAGTATTTGTAGTTTCAAGTTTTGTACTATTATTATAATTTAAATCTACTGAATTTGCTGAGTTTAAAACCAACATAGTTTTAGAACCAGCTGCATTCTGGAATGTCTGTGTTCCACCCAAATAATTTAGGTTTCCAGTTCCATTATCTTTTATGTAACTATTACTACCATCGTGGTATAGTTGTAAATCATTTTCATCACCAATATTTAAAACTGCATCATCTGCAAGTTTTACGCCACCACTTCCTGTAATTTGATTTAAATGGGCTGAACTGCCCGATACTATGACTTTTTTCCAGTTTGGCATTTAAGTTATTCTCCTATTGCGGTTGGTTACTCTTTCGAGCCCACTTCCCATCCTCTACCATAAAGATGGGCCAACATTATAATACAAGTTATTCTCCTAAACCTTCTAAGTGTTTCTTCATTAACTTGTATTCTTCTTGTAACTTTCTTGTTACATATAATACTTTCTGAACCTCTGATATCTTATGTCCAGCGTTTGCTACTATTTCTAATAAAAATTCTATTTCTTGGAAAGACATTGGGTGTACATATGCCTTACCCTCTAATACTTTAATACCACCTTTTACAGTAAGTCCCATTTGTAACCTCTTATTTAATTAAGACCAAATCCAAATATCCCCTGCTACTGTCCTCGAACCGGCGTGGTCTGATGTTTGTACATAAATCATTCCTCGTCTTGTAGCTGCATCAGTACCGAAATCACTTGGATTTTGTGTTGCTCCACCTTCCCAATCATCTGGGGGTGCTGCCGATTGTGAAACCGACACTAAATATTGTCGTGGTGTTGCTGTAGTTGCACTTCCTGAAGTATCATCAGCTGCTGTTAATGCCCATCTTGATGCACTATCGTCATAGAAAAATGCTGAACCAATACCACCTGCTCCTGTGTTAGCAATAAGTCCAGAATCTCCACTCGTTGAACCACTTGCCACTATTATAAATCTGTCTGCAACTCTTAAATTAGTTGAATCTATTGTAGTCAATGTGCCATTCACATCCAAACTACCATTTACCGTTACATCACCAGTAGTTGTAATTGAATCTATATATGCATTTGCCCAATATAGTCCTGTTGTTCCTAAATCTCTTGCACTATCTGTAGATGGTACAAGTGCGGAATCAAATCGACCCGTTGCTGTAATTGTATCACCCGTAGCGTCTCCTAAATCAACATCTCCTGTTGCAATCAAAGTTGTAAATTTACCAGTTGTATGTGAAGCTGCTCCAATAGTAGTTCCGTCAATAGCCCCACTATCTATATCAACATTGGTCATTTCATGATTATTAAAATCTATTTCTACTGCTCCATCTCCACCCCAAGTAAGTTTACCTGCGGCGTGTGTTAATGTTACATCACCACCATCTAAATTAATAACTCCACCACTACCTAAATGTAAATCATTCCATCCTTGAGAAGTTGTACCCAAATCATAAGTTGCATCTGTGTTTGGTGTTAGGTTAGAACCAATATCTGCCCCAATAGTAATAAGATCAGTGTTGGCATCTCCAAATGTAAGGTCACCTTTTATAATTGCGTCACCATGTACATTTAAGTATCCGAATGAACCCGATGAAGCGTGAGATCCTGATATTTGATTTGCACCAATATCAACCATAGATGCCGATATATGTAATTCTGTACCTGCTGCTATGGAAAGAATACTACCATCCGAAGAAATATGTTCTCCACCTTGGTCAAAGAAATAAAGTTTTCTATCATCAGCGACACGGATAACTTCGTTACCTCCCTGTGTCTTAAATACTAAATCATCACTTGCTACTTTTAACTGAACATCGATTTGGCCGGCCGTTCCATCCATATCTATTGCTAACTGTGCAGTTCCTGCATCCTCAAACGATACATCTCCTGCTGCCGAATCAATTTTTATAGTAGTGGCTGCATCTAATAATATATCTGCTCCTGCTACTAAATTAATATCTGCGTCATCTGATAATTTAAGATCAGTTCCATCATGTTGGATATAAGCATTAAAATTACCACCAAATCCTAATTTGTTGGTCGAATTAAGTGCTATTCCACTACCATCTGTATGTGTAAGAGTAGTATCTTGATCTGCTCCAAAGTTAATAACACTACTATCTGCCAAATATAAATCTGACCATTCACTTTTTGCAGAACCTAATGTACCACCATCTGCTGTTACTGGTACTATATGTCCACTTGCTGATATGTCATTTAGTTCCGCAGTACTTCCAGATACTACGACTTTTCTCCATTGAGCCATTACTGTTCTCCTATCGACGAACCTCTATAGTTCGTACTATTAATAAATATAATATTTCTAAATAATTCCACTTTTCTTCTACTTAAATCTCTAAGAAACTTCATTTTCATACCCAAAGTAAAAGTCATCAGAACCAGAATAATATATTCCCCCAGCCGTGGCTGTAGGTGTTGTTGTTCTTGCTCCCAATATTGCTACTTTATTTTCAATTTTAAACATTAGTGCATCACTATTATCATAAATATCAAATCCACCACCAGTTGATTTCCAAAAGAAATCTGAACCAGTTACACTTAATGCCCCTCCACTTTCATTCCAATTTGTACTTCCATAGGTCAAATCATCAGTTATTGACAATTCTCCAACTTCCAATCTTCCAAATGACCCTGTTGAAGTAGCTGAACCACTTATGTTTCCACTAGCTAATGTAGATCCGACATACTGATATACCGTCATGTAAAGATAATCACTATTACCTGGGTCTACAGATGAATTAGTAAATTGTACTACCCCCGTTTTATAATCAAATGTATAATCATTAGTTGAAACAATATCATCACCATCTAATGAAGATGAATCTAATGAAGTTGATTTAAGTAAGGTTGCTAAATATCCTGGTGTAGAATCTTCTGTCGTAGAAGTTGCCAATCCTGCTATTGAATATTTAGGTGATATAAAATTCACCGTTTGGTCATCACTAATTAACTGAGCTCCAATTCCACTATCGCTACCCGTTGGGTCTAAAAAGAACCAAACTTCATTATTGGTATTTGATTTTGTCAATCTTTGTCTATACCAATATTTCATTACAGATTTACCTTCAGTAGAATAAGTTGAATGTATTTGAGTACTTCCACTATAAGGTAATCCACTTGATGGTATTAAACCAGCCTCTGTATATATCTCAGAAGCACCTAAATCTAATACCTCTGTAAACGATTCTTGTGAGGCGTTCAGGGTTTCGTGCGTATATCGTCGTGACGCTAACAGTCGACTTGATTTTTTTTCTTTATCTAAGGCTGCCATTTCTTATCTCTAACTAAAAGTTAATGTGATATCATCTATTGGTGTTGGATCACCCTTATATCTAACTATCACGTAAAGTTCGTTATCACTACTATCTAAATACATCCCATCTGCATTTCTTATTGGAACTGTATATGTTCCACTTGCTATACTACCACCACTATTTCCATATAAACTAATTGCTGTACTAAATGGATTTTTAAAATTATCTGCTGATATATCTGCTTCAATTAAGTTACTTGTGGTTTTTACTGGGTCATAAATTCTTGCAACACCTAAAGAAGCATTATTACCACTACCATTACCAGAACTCTCAAATAATATTGCACAAGATATTCCGTTAGTAGTTGCGTTCCAAGCTATCAATGTAGTATTATTAAGATTAATCGTCATACTCGAATACGTACTGCCCGGTGTTTGGAATCTTCTTATATAATATTTGTATGTTCCACTACCAAAACTTGATGGATACCAATATCGATATGTACCACCTGGATCCACTAAAAATCCTGGCTTTACTTGTAAATCATAATCACCTAGCTGATTTCCACCTCCTGTTAATTGGTATGAGGTAGTCCACGCAGCTCCACTAAATGTTTGTACGTTATCTGCTAATTTTATTCTAAAATCTTCACCAGTAAATGTTTCAGTTGTGTCTTGTAAGGTATTTGAATCATACCCTTGAGCTCTACCATATATTCCTAAACTACCACTAGCTGATGTTTGTCCGAAATCTCCTGCCGTATGATAATTAATTGTTTGTGTATCTAAAGTGGATTGTGAACTATTTCTATTTCTTGCTTTTGTGGCTACGGTAAATGTTGTATCGGTAAGAGTTGATGATTGTTGTATACTATCTGAAGTTCCACTATCGTAACTAACTGATGCAGTAACTATTGCAATATCATCATATCTTGGAACTCCACTATTAACTGCGGTGCTTCCATCACTCTGAAAAACTTTACCACTTGTCTGAACCGTTCCACCATTTGTGGAAATTGTATCTCCACTTATCGAAACACTACCAACACCAACTGAACCTGCTGTCATATCTACTAATGTGGTTGATGAAGGATACATCGGATTAAACAATCCTGTAATCTTTGTGGATACTTCAAATGTTGCATCTAATAAATACGGGACTCCACTTAAACTTCTTGAGGTAGCAGTTAATGCTTTATGAGTTGTTCCCGTATCATTTAATGAATTAGTTCCAATATCTGAATCTATTTGGTCTATTGGTGCCCAAAATCTATTTTTATCAGTTCCACTTTTAAAATCATATACTGATTGAGAACCACTCTTAATTCCTACTGCCAAATCATGAAATTTATAGTAACCACTTGAAGATACACTCGTGATACTACCCGAAGTAGCGTGCCATTTTCTTGACAAAGAACCACTCATAGTAGAAGTTCCACCAACATTCTCAAATTTACCATCTTGATATGCTGCAGGTATAACTGCTGGGTTTGCCGTGTTTATTTTTGCCAACTCCACACCATTAGTTGTTCCAAAACTTGTCAGAGTTTCATCATAATAAGATTGTGTGGTAAATTTATTAGATGACTCATCTGGTGAAGTATTTGTAGAAACATCACTAAAAGATTGTGTGGCCACTATTCTAATTCCAAATGTATTTGCATTTCCACTTGATAATGAACCTAACCCAAACAATTCTGAATCAGCAGATGACGATGCTTGTGATGAACCTGCAGAATTAGAATCAAAATCTACATAATGTGTTCTACCATTATCGTGATATACTGAAATACCACTAAAAACTGTTGCCCCAACACTCGTCCATCCTTTATGAACTAAATAATTTAAAGTTGTGTTACTTACAGAAGTATAATTTGTTGGTAAATAACCATTAATTGAATCTGTTGAACCTAAACTATTTTCAAGTGTATCAATACTATTATAGTATAGATTATTTGGTGCTGCATCTGATACATCTAAAGAATGACTTAATATACCAGACATAAATCTTAAAATTTCACTTATATGAGTTGTATTATCAAAATTCTGAAAATAACTACCACTTAATCCATTATCCCAAGTATTGGATGTTGGATAACCAACTTGCGTATTATTAGTGAATATTGCAGTTGATGAAGTTAATGGTGTGTTTACTTTTAAAGTTGAACCTGATATAACTGCTGACCCAGTTACACTTAAACTGCCTGTAAATTCATGTCTATCATCTAAAGTATCACCGAATATATGTGAACCACTTGCAAAACTTTGTGTTAAATACGTTACTGATGAAGAAACTATATAGGTTTCTGCTATTATATCTCCAGTAACTCTCATATCACCTAATACTCTACCACCAAGAGTTAAATTATCAGATAAATTAAAAGAACCTGTCATTTCATGTTCATTATCTGATTTCAGTCTAAATTTTACATTAGAATCCGTTTCACCATCTATTCTAAAAAGTATGGTACTATTAGCCCCATCATCATTAATATCTGCAGACATTGAAAGATGAGTATTTTTAGTATTAATATCACCGGCTGGTATCCACGTTATTCCATCATATATTTTTACAATTCCATCTGAATTATTGTAAAACATCATACCTTTAGAATCAGTAGTCATTCCAGTTGGATCAGAAGAACCTGATGGTAACATCATACCTTTCTTATTACCAAGTAGAACTGTAAATGAGGCAGATTCGTGTGCCCAAGTATCTGTTCCTACAGCTCCTGTATACGGAATCCCTGCTACTACTTGTTCGCTAACAAGTGATTGACTTGACCCCGAAAGGCTGAATGAACCAGTAAACTTAGGATTTAATTGCTTGCTGTCTAATAAAGCCATATTCTTCTCGTTTTAGTCGTTTCCAATACATTTTCATCCCTATAGAAATTTGTTTCTTGTGTTGAATGGTTTTAGGTTGTTTCAATTTCTCAATCGTATCCATTGAAACTTTCCTATCTATTTGTGCACAAGATTTACATACGGCATTGTTTCCTACAGCGCGGTCGAAAGCGTCCTTTCTTGTATAAGTAATCATTTTAGTACAATCTGGACACCTACGATTTTTTCTATGCTTCCAATGGCGTTTTCTCATATCGGTAATAAATATCACTTAACTGAAATAGTAGAAGAAAAGTGGAAACTAATTAAAATAAAGCTTGACTTATATAGGTTTTATGTTGTATATTCAGTTATGATATGAGTTAATATAATGTCCAATTGATTAAATAAGCTCCTCCTGGGATACCAGGGTGTAGGGAGGCCCCTAATCCGGGAAATACAGGTTCAGAGTGGTACAATCTACACAACCTAAACAAATAATAATCAATTAAATTAAACAAAGGAGACACTATGTCTAAACTCAAACCAAAAAAACAATATACTATACAAACTACCGTTTATCGCGGTGGTCATCTAGTAAAATCTACAACCGTCAGTTACCCAGTCAAATGGGTCAACAGACATAACTTGATTGAGGTCATAAATAACATGACCTCACTCAAAAATAATGAAAATAAAGCTTGACTCGTATAGGCTTTTAGTTGTATATTAGAGTAACGAATAAAGGAATAAAATATGAGTTATGTTAAAAAAATGAAAATCACAAATGAAATCACCGGTGAGGTTATAAACACCACCGAAGATAAAATGAGAAGTGTAATGGGATATGTAGAAATGTTAACCGATTCATTAGAACTATCAGATGAAACAGTTAAATCTCTTATCCCCCGGATGTTAAAGGGTGAATCTGTTAATTTAGAAGAAGTAATGAAGTTGGAGGCCCGATAGGATAATGAATAAAGAAGAATATTATATTAGTGATTGGGATATGATGATGGATCAATGGCCAGATTGTCCTGTTGATGGTTGTAAAAATAAAATAAATTTAAATTTAAATAGTGGTAAATGTTTCCCACATTCCGAGGGAAGTTACCATTGGAAAAGTTTTAAGATTTTGTTTAAAAATACATTTATAAATTCACCAAGACTTTTATGGAGAAAAATGAGAGAAATACAATGAACTTAAATGAATATATAATAGACGAATTCCCATCACCAGAATATGATAGGAATTTTATAAATGACTTGGTTAATAATTACTCAGGTGATACCAATCCTAATGGTGATTTACTGGATAACATGGGGTTATATAACTATATATGGGAGTGTTTAGTCGCAATAGAACATCCAGGTACAGAATCTGCAGATACGGAGTCACTATTGGATGATTTAGATGACTTGGTATCTGATGTGAATGAAGCTGAGAAGGATAAAAAATATAAAGTAGTGCTAGCACCATCCTTTCCTGAGGAGTACCGCTCAGTATTTGAAGATATACTGGAAGATTGGGAAAAAGAAGATAAAAAAAGTGAAAAAAAGGCTTGACTTGTATAGCTTTTATGTTGTATATTAGAGTAACGAATAAAGAAAGAAAATAATGTTAAACTTAATAAACTTAAAAAAAGAACTCAGGAAATTAGATAGTCTTTCAGAACTGAACGATTTATCAACTTTCATTAATGAGTGTAAAACTATGTTGGGTAAATCTTCACTAAGTGTTGGAGATAATGTCTTTGTGGTTCAGAAAACTAAAAAGACTCCAGGAGTTATCACTAAGATGAAGGTTAAGAAAGCCATTGTTGAGATGAGTGGTATGTTATATAATGTTCCATTAGCAATGTTAGAATTAGCCTAATATGTATAAATTTATTAATGGAATTCAACCAAATCCAATCAAAGGTGATTTTGATGGGGCTATGGATAGATTACTTGAAAATATTCATAAAGACTACGAAAAATGGCGTGGTGGTTATGAGAAATTAAACGAGAAACTATCATTAAAACCAGGTAGGAAATTTATAAAGGTTATAAGAGGTGGTTCAGTTTGGGGATTTGTCGCTAAAACTGATGGTGTTCATAAAGGATTACCAATAAAATCTGGTGATGTATTAAAAGCCGCTGGTTGGAGTGCTCCCGCTAAACATACTCGTGGTAATATATTTGATAAGAATCAAGATTATTTTCAATGGACAGGACCCAATTATTTATAATTAAGCGTTAAATTTACCGTGAGCGATAATCTCGTCATCTCCCTCTAATACATAACCTATAGAACTCACATCTACTTTAAGATAAAACGCTGCGCCTGCTTGTTCTATTTCTAATGCATCATGTTCCATATATTGACCATTTATAAAAAATACAAAATCATCTTCACTCGTTGCAGTAATTCCTGTTGGGGCTGATGCTGTAACTGCTGAAAAACTAGCCGTGGCATATCCAGTAAGTTCATTTAACGTAGCCACGGTCACAAATGACGAAGCTTTCTTAACATAAGATTTTCTCAAATAATCTAATCTATGTTGAACATATATTTTTGAAGTAGCGGCATTATCTACACTTGCTGTTGCAGGTAATCCTAATACTTCTCCCCCACCACTAAATGTTAAATCGGCGTTACTCCCCATAGTAGAAGATGCAAGTGAAGTAATTGTTTTGTTGGTTAATGTATCGGTTGTAGAAACACCAACTATATTGATATTACTACCAGCGGCATTATCTATAGCCCATCTTGTTTCACTATGGTCAAATATTAATTGTGCATTTGTACTACCTAATCTACCAACTCTTAATCCACTATCTTGTGAACCTAAAGCAGTTGATCCACTAAAATTTATATCAACGATAGGATCTTCAATTGAAATCGTAGCTTGATTAAATACACTTGAAGTACCTTCTACAATTAAATCTCCCCATATTTTTACTGAGCCGGTTGGGTGTCCTAATGGATTTATTTGTAAAACAATATTTGAACCATAACTTCCAGTAGAATATATGTTTCCACCACCAGATTGTTCTACTGCATCATATAAATATAAATTTTTTCCTGCAACATATCCACCAGTACCAGCATCAAGTGATCCAGTACTAACTTCATCTAAAGATAAAGTATCCCATTCAATTTCATATAATCCTGTAGCTGATGAGGTGTATGCACTCGTTCTTAAAACTCGTCCACCTACTGTTCCCGCTTTTGCTTGTCTTGATAAATCTATTAATGCCATTATATTATTTCCGTTTGAAATTCAAGTTGTATCTCGTCACCATCTTGTAAAGTAATTCCACGTAATACTCCACTTAATGCGTAAAGTTTCCGTATATGTATCTTTCTATAATTAGTAGCAAAATACCAATCTACTCCTGAAGTATTCGTCCAGGGAGTTTTATTAATTTGATTCACTCCATTTACTTTCACTCTTGTTCCCATTGCAGTTGCACTAAATCCGGCGGATATCCCTAGATTAAAAGTTTGATATGTTGATGCATTTGTCTCTATATCACTATATCTCAATTCTCTTCTATGTCGTTGTATAAATCGTACTGTATCTTTATAATGTAATACATGATGTAAATCTGTAGCTCTAGCATTTCTCATATTCATCGTAAATGGCATCTTATCTTGTCTACCATCTTTTAAACTACCAGATACATTACTATAAAATTGTAATTGGTCTCCACTAAATACCGATTCACTTACGGGTGCGGTATATTTTCTTGTTGAACCTTTATATCCTTGTAATTCTGTTATCATCCCACACTCAATACATATTTTATTACTATATCATCTGATGCATCTATATTTATTCCCACCCCACCAGTATATGGTTTATTTATAGCAATTTTTCCTGCCGTAGAAGAACTAATATAAAAATCATAATCAGTAGTTACTGTTGTTTGATTTGATGGGTTACTTGATAAAAAACTCCCATTTATTGATACATAAACCGTACCATTAAATAAAGTTTTTCCACTCGGCACAGTAACTTGATATATTTGTTTCTCTGGAGTAGCCTCTGTCTCTAATGAATGTGACTGAGACCCACTAAAACTACTCTGTTTTTCCGTCATAGATGAAGATACAAACCCATAAGTCATTACTGCTAAACTATCAGTGCTCGAAGTTGGTTCTCCATCAGACCTCATAATATAAAAAGTATTTCCACCATATGTGTTTGTAAATTCTAAATCTTTTGTTTCTTGTCCTACAGCACTTCGTGCTCCTCGTATAAAATCAGTAGCACTTCCTAATCCACTTTGTACACCACTTGAAAATTTCCCACCAGTCAATGTTACGGTTTCTGCTCGTTGATCTGGTGAATAAACACTTGAAAAACTTAAATCTGTTTCATCATTTATATTAACTCTAGCGGGTGTTAAATATTTTCGAGTATTTATATAATTGTTAAATGCTTCAGGTATTAAATAACCTCTAAAATTAAATGAAAAAGAAGTTTTAATCATCCTTTCATTATCTGCCATCTCTGTAGCATCTTCAAAACTTTCTACATTAACTTTAAATTTAAATTTTCCAGGTTCTCCCCAATATGCACCATCACTATATTGTATTTTTTCAATAATACTATTCATTTGTTCAATATATGCTGTCCATATAATACATTCATAAGACATAATAACATAATCTGGAACTGCTACATTATATAATTCTCTTTGTGGTAAAATTCCTTTTTGTGCTGAAAATTTATCATAACGATTTTCTTGAGTGTATTTTTTCTCAAATGTATAAAATAATTTTGGATCATTTGCATCTAACTTATCTACTGCCATTGTATCATCTTTAGCAATAGATGTACGTCTAAATGCAATCATAGGAGTTATTAATTGTTTTTTACTATCTCTAAGGTGTCCATTTTTTTGTATAGTTTTCCATCTTTCAGGATTTGCATACATAATAGGAACTTTTATTTCTTCACCCTGTTCCATCACCGTAGGAGATATAGTATTTTGAAAATAATACATAATTGCAGCGTCGTGATCCATCAATGTAACTTCTACATTTTTCTGCTCTTGTTTATCACGACGACGTGCCTCTCCTCTATTTGGAACGGGAGAAGTATAAATATATCGTTGTGATCTTGGTAATGGTTTTAATCTAGCCACTAATTACTCCGTATTCTTTCAATCTGTAAATTACTTTTTCTAACAAGAAATGCATTACACACAACCGAAAAATTACTATCTACTTGACCACCAAGTAATTGATTTTCATTCAAGGAAGCTATTTCCCAATGTGCATAATTCCAATCAATTATATCACCGATACTTGTAACTAATGGTAATCCTACTAAATAATCTCTCTCAAATGAAAATGTTGCAGTTTGTCTCATATCTGGCCCAAACTCATCTGTGTTGAAATCGAAATCTTCAGCAGAAACTAATGAAGGTAATTGTACCCCTGGTAGATAAATCTTTCCAGCAGATGCTTCCCCATATAAATTGGTTGCTGTATTTTCTACAGATAAACGAAACAGTTTAACAAAAGTATTGATAATCCCTTCTTTATTATCACGAGGACTACCAAGTAATTCTTTATTTACAGTTTCAAAAAAGTTTCTGTCTGTTTGACTTAAAAATCTTGAAGCCATATTTTTATCCTATAAAAATTGGTATTGGAACTTTATTTAATTTCTGCTGTAAAAACTCAGATTCCTCTTGGTCTTTTTCTGTCAGAGCTCTTCTACTCGTTTGTTCTAATGTTTCTCTCAACTGAGTAATCAATTGTTCTTTTTCAGTAGCTGCTTCAGTTCTTAAAGCATCACCGTCCATAGTTACTTCTGAGTTTGGTATAGGTATTGTTCCATATTTACTTCTAACTGCACCTAAAATCTCTTTAGATAATGCCAAACCATATTTACGAATCCAAGTTTTCCCAGGATCATTAATTTGATTATAATTCATATTATTATATGGTACATTAGAAAAATCTGATATAGAACCCGTTACAGAAGTTCCCACTCCCTCAACCAATCCACTTTTATCTTCCGTTAAATAATAATCAAACCATACTTTAAAAGTATCACTTGGATCTGGAAATATTCTCAATTTATTATTAACTAAATGAAATGAATATGCTGATTTTCTAATCTCATCATTCATTTCAATAGCCTGTACTCTCAACAAATCCTCAAATATTGGCATCATTGTAAAAGAAACGGCGGGTGAATACGAACCAAACCCAAATCCTTCAATTAAATTTTGAGTTCCATATCCAGTTGTTGCGTATGGATCAAAATATCTTTGAATTGCTGGTGTTGCTCCATGATAAACTCGTCTAATTTCAATTGCTTTTCCAGATTCAGATACTGCTGCATATAAAGCATTTAAATCATATAATTGACTACCACTATTTACTGTGATTGAACCTTTCTTTAAATCTACTTGTCCACCAACGGGTAAAGTAGCTTCCGTACCATATTGGTTAGACAATGCTACAGTTCTTCCTAATGTTGGTGTAACATTTTTATGTGTTAAATCTGAACCTGTTGATTGTCCTTTTAACTGTAATAAGTTATCAATTATATTATATTGATTTACCTGTGAGGAATATTCTAATGAGGCCTCTTCAAAACATGCATAAAAACTTGTATCCTGTAACTCTACGTCCATTATAGGATAGCCCAATCTACGGGCTGCCCAAGTTGCGAATTTCGGTGCGTCTGTTTGAAATGTTGATTGATTATCAAAAGTTCCAAACGGTGTTGATTCACTTACGGCTGAACCACTTCCTGGCCATATTGAGGTTTGTGCCATTTAAACTTCTCCAATTAAATAAAGTTATTCACTAATAAATAGATGATAGGGGAAAAGAAAGATTATAAGAGTTATAACTAATTAATTTATCTGTGTTCTTGTTCGTTGTTTTGTGGGCCTTTGACACTACTTACTAATATGTTATTTGCAAAATAATTGTTATCACTAGAATTAATATCAGTACTATCTATAAAATACGTTTCAAATTCATCATCTATATCTTCAAACCCTACTATTGTAACTGCATCATTAACCAATTCTGTATAATTACCTTCCACTTCCATACGAATATCTTCTATTGCCTTTCCCGTTCCCAGTATAGGAAATCCACCAATTTTTAATTGTGCTGTTTCCCATTCATTTCTTGTAACCACATTATTAAATCTTAAATCTTCTATATCATATTTACTTTCTGTATACTTTTTTTCAGGTGAATATGATTCCATTCCTACATTACAGCAAAAATGGTATCCCAAATCTTTAGCCCAATCATCAACTTCGTCTATATCAGTAACCATTTTTGCACGAGCACCTACTCTATCATATTCTTCCATACCCCCATCCACATCACTACATCCACGAGTTTCTATACCATCTTCACGATAAACAATACCACACGGCATAGCTTGCATTCTTAATGGGTGACCGATAGTAGTAATTAAATCAGTCCCATCACTAAATTTTATTTTAACTAACTTAGTAGCTCGTTGTTTTTTTACTTTTCTAACTTTAGTATATGTGGGAGTATTCATCATAGGATGTGCCCCATCATAATCTTCTGAAGCCATATCGAATGTTTTTATAACATCACCAGTTTGAATTTCTTCTATGGGTTTCTGATAATCATCTAACATAGTAATTAACGTACCAGATGATAATCCAGGAATGATTTGTTCCATTATTAATCTACACCTAAACCAAGTAAAACTCCATTTGCAAAGAAAGTTGATCCTTTATCCAATCCACCAATACAATACATAGTAAAATCATCCTTACCTTCTTGAGATTCTACTTCCTCGACTGTTACATCATATGATAATCCTTCACCATCATCCACAAAAACTGGATCATCGGCTGCAATTGCTGAAAATCTACTTTCAGGTTCACCTTCAGCATGTTCACCTGCACCATAGACTTCTTCTGCTGCTTCTTTACTTGCAACTACCCAATTCGTTCCTTCTTTCATCCCATATATTGGACTATCTGATGATAATACCAAATTAGTATCATTACTAAGTGATATTTTACTTACATCTACACTTTCAATAGTGTTTTCTTGTACTTCAGTAACAGCTCCTGATGTTTGTTCATTTACCTCTATATGTGCCGAATCAAAATCTTCTGCTGATCCATCATATGTTTGAATTTTATCCCCTACTAGAATTTCTTCTATTGCCTTTAGAGAACCATCTTCTAGTGTTATCAAAGTACCTGTGTTTAACCACGACAAATTTGCCATCTTGTAATCTCCTAAGTATAAATTTAAGATATATAATCTCTACTATAAATATAATGATCACAAAAAAACCCCAATCTAAAGACTGGGGTTTTTTCAGTTATCTTATAAGATATTAACCATTATACATAGTTAACATCAGCAACGATCACTTTACCGTAGAATTCTGGCCTGACCATTTTCTTGGCGTAGCGAGTCATTACACCTTTACGTGGAGTAAAGTTAGTTGGGTCATAGACCAACGGAGTCATTATAAGAGGTACATACGGAGCATATACAGCACCTGTTTCAAGGAAATTACTTCCTCTGAAACCGACTAAGATTTGATTCTCAATCATGTATGGGTTCTTATAAACAGTATATCTGTTGTTCAATTGACCAACCTTCTGAACGCCCATTGCGTAAGAGGTGTTGGTTGCATTACCATCAGTATCAGCGGCGTAGCCAGGGATACTTTCGATGATAGTTGCAGTTTCAGGAGAAACTACGATGAAGTTTGCACCACCACGTAGAGTCTTCTGATGAATTGCGTTACTTACAGCTTGTATCTTGTTACCAAGAGTCTGGAACCAAGTTCCTTTTGTGTAAGCGTTAGAGTTACCAGATGCTTCAACAAATAATCTAGATGCTGAGTCATACTCGTATCCAGGTCTAGCACTCCAGCGTTCCTGTTTAGCAGATTCGTTAACTAACAACATATCAAGGATTTCCAAATCAATTTCCATTGAGATGTATTCACTTAACATTGCTGTTAATTCGGCTTCTGCATCAACACTATGATAAGCGTTAAGGTCTTGAGCTAACTCAGGAGTCCATACAGCTTTCAGTTTACGTGTTTTAGCAACGATAGAGACATTACGCATTTGGATATCAACTTCGGGTATTCCAGCTGCTGTAGTGGAATCACCACTTGTGGAAGTATCTTCAAAATCTCCACGAGTTGTATCGGTTGGTTGTTTGTGATATTTAACACCAATACCTGTAGCCGCTCCAGTAATATCCGCTATAAACGAATATGTGGAAGCTGCTGCACTGTATTTAGTATGTGCGGGGTAGTATGCGGCTACTCCAGATCCAGAAAGTTCAAATGCACGAACACCAGAATGATCTGGGTTTGTGAATGCACCTGTACCTACAGTAACTTTAGATAAAGTTCCTGCGGAAACAGAAGCTGAAAGATCAGGTTCGAATTCAACATCATCCCAAACAACAGAACCAGTAGTATATACCGTAGCACTTGCAGTACTACCTGATACTAATGTTCCAGTTGCGGAATCGTTGACGGAATATCCGAATTTACCAGCACCATAAAGTCCACCACTAGCATCAGCGTTTGATGCAGAGGTGTCACCATGGATATCACCACCGACTGCATGTGCTGCTGTCTGTAATGTTCCATATTTGAAGTCAAGATAAAAGATCAGTCCACTTGGAAGGTTCATAGGTTGGACAGAAACGAAGTCCTGTGCTGCTAATTCACCAAAGATTCTACGAACCAGTGGTAATGCAACTCCAGACCATTCTTCTGTACCAGGGCCACCAACTCTTGATGTTTCATCAATGAGCTGTTTAGCTTGGTTTTCCAACAGTTGAGCCATATTGTGAACTTTATCTTCTCTATCAAGACCTTCTAATAGACCTGTGGCTTCCCACTTCGCGACGAGCTTTTCTGTTTCTTTCCTACGCTCGACGGAAGGGCTATAGCCGCCCATTATATTTTCAATTGCCTTAAGTGACATAATAAGTTCTCCAGTTTACTATTAAATAATCTTAGCTAACTTCTGAAATCTATCTTTCATAGAATCGCCTTCAGAAATTACTTCCTGTTTCGGTGATTTTGTTGAAGCGACAGGTTTAGATGCTGAGCCTTTAGATTCTTTAACAATTTCGGGTTTAGCTTCAGAATTTGCTCCGAAAGATTCTGCCATTGTACTATACACTAGCTTAACCTCACGAATATTCTTAGCTCTATCAAAGGTTTCAACTACTTTAACTTTCTGACCAGTATTCAAACCAAACACTCTAAATAGTTTGTTTGTGAATAATAGTTTTGCGTTAAGTAAGTTGACTTCGTTCAACTTAGAACGAAGATATTTTACGACATTGCGATGCTCGTCAAGATCGGATTTAAGTTGAGAAACTTGCTCTTGTGCTGCTTCAGCTTCTTCTTCTTCACCTTCTTCTTCTTGAAGTGCTTTTATGATTTCTTCTAAGTCGATTTCCTCTTCAACATCCGTTACAGCATCCTCTTGTGGGGGTGCTAGTGGATCGTCAGCGGATTCGGCTAGAGATGCTTCATCTGCAGGTTCGCCTTTTTCATCTTCAGGATTTTCACTTCCTGCTTCTGGGGCGTCTGCTGCTGCAGGTTCTTCAGAGCCTTGGCCTACTTCAGACGAATCTGATGCTTCAGCGGCTGGTTCTGTGTTTTCTGCATTTCCGATATCAGAAGAATCAAGAGTTTCATTAGAATCGTTATCGGGGGAAATTGTATCAACTTCACCTTCGGTAACTTGTTCGTCTGTAGGCTCTTCTTCTTCAGCTTCTTCTTCATTAAGCTCATCTTCAAGTTCTTTCAATACTGCTTCGAGGTCTAGATCAGCGTCAGAAACTTCTTCGTGGCCATCTTCAACATCCTCTTCAGAATATTCTTCTTCCACTTCAGCTTCTTCTTCAGAAACTACTGGTGCATATTTAACACCATTGATTTCAATCACGCCTTCTTCTGCAGGTATTGCGACTTCTTCTTCATCCTCATCTGAAAATTCAGCTGGAACTTCTTCAGGAGCAACTTCTTCATCTTCATCAGAAAATTCAGCAGGTGCTTCAGGAGCAACCTCATCATCTTCTGCTGAGAATTCAGCAGGTACTTCTTCAGGAGCTATAGCAACTTCTTCTTCATCTTCGTCTGAAAATTCAGCTGGTACTTCTTCATCTTCTACTTCTGCCTGAATCTTCTTTGAAAGCATAGATTGTAGGCGAGGAGTGAAAGCTTCTTCAAGTGCCATTTTAGCGTTTGCTAAGGCTGTTTCGCGAACTTGTTTTGCGTCTGCAATGGCTTCTTTTAAAAGATCATCCATTGTTTTTCTCCTAATTAATTAAAAACTAGATAAATTACCTAATTTAATTTAATTATTTGTTTGGATTTAAAATAGTTATTGGGAACTATTATGTGATTAGTTTTAAGGTACACTATATGACGGGATGGTTATCCCAATAGTGTATTTAGTTTTATATAAATATATATTTATTTAGGAAAACGTTCAAAAATTAGAAGTTTTTATCGTTTTCTACTTGCATATCTCGTAAATTTCGTGCTTTTGCCCTTAATACCATCTTTCTCTTCTTCAAAGAGGGTTTTGTATAGTATGATCTCTCACTTAAATCATACAATATTCTGGAATCTTTTATCTTCCGTTTGAATATTCTTAAAGCTTTTTCTACATTATTATTCTTTACTTTTACTTCTATCAAGTGTAACCTCTATTATTTATATAATTATTTTTGCCATCTACGATCAAATTGTCGTAAACTAACTCTTTTAAATTGTTTTTTTATTTCTCTATATGGATCATATATTTTTGGTTTAATGGATTCTGTTATTGGTTTATACTTCTTACCATCTATTGTAATTTCACCCATATCACCAAATTCATCTTCCATATCTTTCATTGCTTGTGCTCTAGCGGCTTCTTCATCATCGGGGTCTCCACGAGTAGGATCATCATCAAGTGCTGTATCTAAGTTATCAATATCATCGGGGTCATCTTCAAAATCTCTACCAGGAGCACCCGTAAGAGATGAACCTTTCTCAGAGTCGTCTTCTGGAGTATCATCAAGTTCACGAGAACCTGGTACTACTCCCATATCGTAATCATCTTCGTCATCGTCAAAATCTCTTTCGAAATCTCCACCACCTAATTTACCTACTGGTTCTTTCTCTGGTTTCTCTTCTTTATCTGGGGTAAATTTACCTTTTTCATCATCTTTACCTTTTACATATTTTCCATCATCTGTTTTTTTGAAAGTGGGTGCAGTTTTATCATCTTCTTTACCCTTTTCTTTATATTTTCCCCAACCAACGGATACATACTTATCATCATCATTTGTTGGGTCAGCTTCAGAAACTACAGCGTGACCGTCTCCACAATCTTCGTCATCGTAAGATTCACCCATATAATCTTCTAACGTGGGTAAGGATTCACCAAATTTTCTATTAGTCCAAGTGGACTCTTTTAATAGTGGTTTCATTTTAATCATTATCATACTCCAAAGAATAATCTTCATTTCCAAATTTATCCCAAGATGCAACTGCACCATTGAAATCTTCATATTTTTCGCCTGTATTAACCACTCTCTTTATCACTTGTAATCTTTGTATATTTTTATCCCTATCACCTTTATATGGATCGTCTGCGGTTGGATAACTTAACTGTCTATATCCACCCTTCTCGAACCAAGGTTCAGGTTTATTCATATTTACACCTAATACGCGGTCTTTACCTGCTAATGTCCATCCAGTATCGGGTTCTCCACCATCTGCTTTATATGATACAACATTAGTTGAAACTTCTTTCAAAATGTCCATCAATTTAATCACTCTCGTTATCACCCTGCCAATTTTTATCTATATAATTAAAGAATTTTGATTTTGCCTCATCACCCAATTCATCAGGAGAACCAACACCAAACTTCTTTAACGCGGCTTGAAAAAATTTCTCATATTCTTCTTTACCACCAGATTCTTCATTGACTTCATAGTATCTACCTACAATATGTCCCATATCTTCATATAGTGCACTCATTCTTTCTTGTAATCCTTGTGCTTCATTTGCAATTTTACTAAATTGACCTGAGAGAGAACCTAAATCTTTCATATTACGATTGATTGTAATTTTATCAAACCATTCTTCGGTTTCTCTTAAGGTATGAGTTCTTGCAGTCTTTGCAATATTAGCTAACTTTTCAGCAACTGATCTTATATCATTTTCACGATAAATATGTTTACCCAAAGAACCAAAATTTCTAACATCTTCTAAAAACTGAGATTCGTCAATTTCTTGTTCTTCGTGGCCATCCTCGTGGTCTTCTGGTATTAAAGACGACAATCTAATATCAGAGTTCACATCTTCAGTAGAAATTTTAGTCTTAAACATATCAAGATTTGAAAAGGCTGGTTTATTAACTACCCCACCCACCATAAAATTTTCTACTATTTGTTTTAATTTAATTTTCTTTGACATTATATGTCTCCTATTATCTCAATTTGAGTATCTTCTAAATTTATCTCTTACTTTATGCCACAATTGCTTTATAAAATCTTCTTCACCAAAATGGGTTCTTCTAATATCCCCTTGATTAAGTCCTCTTACTAAATCCAATGCCTCATACTTATGACTTTTTACTCCATTCATCATAGTCTTAATTACTTTCTGTGATGCCTTTCCTAAAATCTGTGACATTACATTTAAATCTTTATCAACGAATTGTTGTGCTTCAGGTGAACTAAATGGCTTACCATATTCGGCTTCATCTAATTCAATTAAATGTTGTTTAAATTTTCTATGACTAAATTCTTCGTTAGTTGATTTTTTAGATTCATCTACTTCAATTCCATCTTTTTCAAGTAAAAATCTTTTAAATTCTCTATGACTAAAGTCACCCATTATTCACCCCTAATAATCTTATTAATCATATCTTCTGCTTTACAATATGTTCCACAAGTTCTTCCTTGTGCTTTAGTTGTTCTATCTACACCCTCAGACATTGGATACATAAAAGCACCTTGTGTAGAAGGATTAGATACGAAATCAAATGCTATCAATTCAAAATCTGGTTGTACTTGTTGTAAATCTTCTCCATCTGCTTCACTAACTGTTTCTACTGAACCCATCCCACGAGACGAAATTCCGAGTTTAATTCCTGCTTTAAATAATTCTTTTAATATATTACCACTTGGTGTACCCAATACTTCAACCGTACCAAGTAAATCATCCCCCAACCAATGCATCTCTTTAATATTATGTGAAACATTCTGTAGGTTCACCACAGATGAATCTGGGTGGTCTAATTCCCCCATAGCCCGACGTTCTTTAATATAGGTGGTTGTATACTTCTTAGCCTCTCTTACTAAAACTTCACGTGGATAAACTCTACCATTTTGGTTTTTAGCCTCTGCTCGTTGAAGTACACCTTTAACAATTAATTTACCATTATTTTCTTTTAATGATTCAGTTATCTGTTTTGATTTTACTTCAAATGGTAGATAATCTACTAATAGTTCCTTGTTCATAATTATTTTATCCTCTTAGTGAGTGCCATAAATTCTCTCATAAATTTAGTTATATTCTGTTGATATGACCTTATTATTTTATTAGCCGTGGGTTTTTCACCACCACTACTTAAATCTTGTGCTAACTCATACATCGTATGACGTAAACGACTTTCTGCCTTACGTAAAGTCTTTATCTGTTTTTGTAATTTTTTATCACTAACAGGTGCCTCTATTAAAAGTTCAGAAGCCTCAAGAAAATCTTTTAATCCTACAGACATTAGTATAATTTACCAACTTTATTAGCTAATTTAACTAATCTCTCACTAATTTTACCTAATGCCTTATGAGTAGTTTTCCAATAATCTCTTGAATCTATGTTCAATTCATTTTTCAGTCTAACATTATATTGAACAGTTCTTTCTAATTCTTGTAAGGAATCACGAGTTTCTCTCATTGCTAAACCAATTTTTTGTTTAGGTGTTAAAGTCTCATCATTTCTATATTGATGATATCTGCCTTCTTTAACAACTTCATATCCAGTTGAATTGGTTGCCACTTCTTCTTCCTTATCCTTATCTTTCTTTTTCTTCGAACTAAATGCAAACGGTGTATTATATCCTGCAATATCACCAGTTTGTGTAATTTCATTAGTGCTTAATAATTCTCTAACAAATGCCCTAATATATTGTCTTAACTTATTTTCTGTCAAGGACATCTTCTAACTCCGTTATCAAATCATAATATCTTAATAAAGTTGTTAATTTCTTCTCAGTATTTTTATTTTCACTAATAGTATCTACAAAGTTAATCGCCTCTGTTAACTTAATTTTAGTAATATCATCATCTATAGCAGGTACAAGTTTTTTCAGATAACTTTTTATTTTACCCACCTCTACTTGTACAAATTCTCTTAATGAAGTAGCATTAGAAACATTATTAATATATTTTCTCAATACTTCTTTTTGTTCTGTAGATAATTTAGAATACTTTTTATTAAACTTTTCTACCATTAACTCATAAGCAAGTAATCTAACATCCTTTTCTTCAGTAGTTACTGGAGATTCACTAACCTTTTTATTAGGATTAGAGGAAATTAAATTTTCAACAATAGTATATCTTGAATCTACTTCTTCTTTTGGACTATAACTTTCGTTTGAAGTCTCAATAGAAAATAGTTTCCAAATGGAAGCCAATTGTTTAAAATTAGGGATTTTTGAAGTAAATAATGTTTTTACATCATAATCTTCTTTAATTTCTTTTATTAAATTAAATTTTTCCCTTCTAAGAGAGGCATTTGTAATTTGTGCCCGTTCTTTTAAGACGGCATCTACCAATCTGTTTGCACGTTCTTCAGAATTATATCGTTCTTTTGTTAAAATTTCATATAATTCTAACTCTTTACCTAATGCAGTATTTTTATTAAAATACTTTTTGACTAAATTTACAGATTTTGATTCTTTATTGCTCAGTATATCTGATGTTATTTGTCGAGTCAAAACTTCAAATAACACACCAGTATTTTTAATTTTACTGTGCTTCAACTTTTTAGACATATATCACTCCAATGATAATTATATTCACTCTATTATAAATATTAAACTTCTAAAATTTATATATATTACGATTTAGAATTTATTTCCTTATCATATTCCTCTTTTACTTCCTCAGACTCAGTTAATATCTTTGTATGAGGTTTAATTAATGTTCCCTTTAGTTTATCAACGTGGGCTAAAGCTAATGACTTACCATATTTAGGTGCTCCACTCCCACCTTTTCTTTTATCGTGTTTTCCTAATGGATCTCTTCCTCTTGCACTACCATCTTTTCCATAGTGAGGGCCTTCTTTAGGTCTACCTGCTCCCGGCTGTCCACCTTCTGGAGCTCCACCCTCATCTTCTAACTCATGACCAGTTCTTCCCATAGCTAAATCACTCGGTGTTCCTTGTGATTCACCAGATTTTGCTGGATCATTTCCTTCCGTTTCTATTTGTCCTCTTCTAAATTTTTGCTTAAAATCGAAAACAATACCTTCATCTTCTTTTTTAATTTCTTCTTCGGTGAATCCAAATATGTTTCTATAAATCCAATCTGTAGAAACTATACCATCTTGTAACATTGAAGATGCAAGTGAAGTTTTACTCGTCCACAACTCAATTTTTTCTTGTTCATATATTGTAGATGGATTTGTTAAACCTAAATCAAAATTAACTAAATCTGCGTCTGTATATCCTTGTACGTATAAATGTACAATAGCAATCTTTGTTAATTCACTAACAATAATTCTTTGTATTCTTTCAATCGTTCTTGCAAATCTAACATCTTCTGCTGCTAAAGTTGCCTTTGAACCAACTTGTTCTTCGTATCCAAGAAACGCCTTTGGAATCTTTAATGCTGCCATCAACTTATTTCTTAGATACTCAATATCTTCAACTGCTTCATAAGTTAATCCAGGTAATGAATCTATTTGTGTTCCACTATCTCCACCACGAACAGGTACAAAGAAATCTTCTGTTATGTTTTGCATATTATATCGTAAATTATAATCACCAGATTCTTTTTCTACTACGGGTGCCTTTTTCATTTTATTGATAATTTGTTGCATATAATTATCAACTTCGTTTGGTGGAATATTACCTATATCAATTTTAAATACTCTCTTTTCTGGAGCTCTCATAATTCTGTGAATCAACATAGCATCTTCCATAAGTGAAAGTTGTTTCCAAGTCTTTCTACCACCTTCAACCATAGCCTTACCATACGGTAAATAATTTGAATCTCCCAATAATCTAAAATGTGCAATTTCGAAATTTTCAAATTCTTGTTGAGTATGAGTTACTTTTGTCTGATTTGGATCTGCTGATTCTAATACAAACTTAACATATTCTGGATTTTCTGGATCAATTCCTTCTAATCTCACTACATCATAGCTTGATAACGGAACTACATTTTTAACTCCATATTTATCATCTATTTCTAAATGTAAAAAGAAATCTCCATACTTACACATATTACGAACCCAAGACCATAAATTAAATTCTACATTCAAAATATCATAAAATAAATTATGTAATATTTGTTTTATTTGATCATTATCACTATTGATTGTTAAAACATCACCATACTCGGATTTCATTGTTGATTCATCTGAATAAACATCCAATGCTGATGATATAATAGAATCACTATCCATTGATTCATAATCTCTAAATAACCCTAACCGCATTGAGCGTACCATCGCGGTATCTGAATATCCAGATAATCCTTTACCCGTTGAAAACAATCGTTGATATCTATCCACCAATTGTTTTTGTGGTAAATATTGTACTTTACTCGTATCTGCTACTTTTAATTTTCTTCCACCAACGTTTCTAACAATAACGTTACCTGAAAATAATCTAAACAGTCGAGCTCTTATTGATGTATCTGCCATACTTTCCTCTAATTAATTAACCATTCCAATGATTCTTTTTCTTTATTTCTATTTCCTACATCCCATTGCCAGGCATCCTGACCAGGGTTTTCATCTGTTACATATATACCAGGATTCATATCAATCCCCGCCAAACTTTTCTTCTGTAATTCTATTCCTTCGGCCCTCAATCTTAATGCTGTTTCTCTTATCCACAATCCAATACCAAATGACATTACTAAGTCATCATTGTATCCTTGCATAGCTTCAGCTTTAGTTCCGTTATATATAAATACGAATAATTCATCAATTAACCTCTGGGAATAAACTTTAACTGATTTTTCTCTAAAAAATTCTTCTAATTTAGAAATAACCAAAGGTCTTGTTTTTGTAGACATTGTAAACCCAGGAATCATTTGTTTTTCTTGTCTATAAAGTTTATTAGACATTTGTTTTTGTGTATCCACATATTGTAAATCTTTACTCATATAAAATAAGTTATCATATTCTCTATCTATTACTTGTTGAATTGCTGCCCACCCAATTGTGGCGTTCTCAATTACCAATAATGCGTTATTATATTCCTTAGATATATTTACAAGTAAGTTACCATAATCCCTTGTAGAAATCTTACCTTTATATTCCGCTACTTGTTTACAATCTTCTACTTCCATAACATGAAATGCCGAGTAGTCGGTCGCATCCCCCCTACTAACATCTGCACTCACAACATAATCTTTTGTATAATTTGGTTGTTCCCATATCCAAACATTATTATCAACTCCACGTTTTTCCATAGGGTCTTTTACCATAGTGGTTCTATATTCTTCTAAAATAACACCATCAACTACAGATTGACCAGAAGTGATAAAGTCACAATCACATTCTTGAGCGGCCATTGAAGGCCCCAATAATTTATCTTGTTCATCTCTCCAAGGTTGTTCTCTATCTGGATGTATAGTCCAATGAAGTTTAATCATATTCCAATTATTAGCACCATCTTCAGCATCTACCCAAGTTCTATGAAACCAATTACCAACACCATTTGGTGTAGAAAGTGCAATACATCTACCACCTAATGCCAATGTTTGAGATGCAGCAGTCCATATTGAATCTATTTTAGGAATAAATGCCGCCTCATCTAACACCAATAAAGATAGTGCCTCTGAACGACCTGCTTCATCTGAACTTGCGATTGCCTTGATTTGAGAACCATTTCTATATCTTAATGATAATTTATTATCTTCCACACAATTGGCCTTTAACCAACTTGGAAGATTTGCGTGCATTACACGAACTTTTGTTACTAAATTTTTAGCAGTATCTTGTTTGGTGGCAATTACTAATATGTTCTTATCTTGATGAAATGTCATCATCCATAATGCATATCCCGCAGTTAATGTACTGATACCTAACTGTCTTGCCTTTAAAATAACATTATATTCATTTTTTAATAAATCTTCAATTGTTCTTTCTTGAAAATCATACAAATTAAATGGTATTTTCCCTTTAAGTGGATGTTGAATTACGCAATACTTTCTTAAAAAATATACAGGAGATTCTGCACATTTTAAAAATTCTCGTTTTATTGCATTTTTTATATTTTTCTTATTATCCATTATTTAAACCAGTTGATACCTTTACCTATATTATATGCCGGTATTCCGACTATTCCTGCTCCATAGACAAAATATAACCATTTATTTTCATACCAAGATGGTTTTACTAATTTTACCTTCTTTTCTAATAACTTAATTTGTTCATCAGATAATTTAATTTGAGATTCATATAAAACTTTTAAAGAATCATCTTCTACTGACTTTCCCTTATAAATATCAAATAAACTGTCCTGATACGAAACTATTTTTGATAAACTTTCTACTTCAAATTGTAACTGTTTTATATTATTAGTTAAACTTATAGCATCCTCTTCGGTCAGAGTCATTTGTCCGAAAAGTGAACCAATTAGGAATAAGTGTATTATCCATTTCATTAGTCAAGATTATTTTAATTATCTATGTAGGACGTGAACTACACCAGTTGAACCAATTACTACTTTCCTTACACCAATTGGATAAAGTGTTTTAGTGGTAATTTGATCCGTATCTAATGTTCCACCACTAGCACAATGTATTACTACATTAGTAGCATTTTCAACAATAAATCCCGCACCAGAATTTGAACCTGTGGCATGAAAGGTAGTACTTGACGCCACCTCTGTTACCTTATTATAATCACCCAGTGCTAAATTGTCTGGTATTGCCATTTTAATCTCCTATTATTTTTTCTTAGCAAATTCTCTTAAAAAATCTTCAGCCTCAGAAATATCTTTTACTTTCTTTGTCTTAGAAGAACCTTTTTTTACTTCTTCTATTTCTTTTTCAAGTTTTTCTGCCTTTGTTTTTAATTTATCACTCTTTTTAGAAACAGATTTAGTGGCAGACTTAATTTGTTTCTTTTTTTTCTTTATATCTTTAATTTTTTTGTCTATCTTTACTATTTTCTTCTTTTTTATCTTAGATAATAGTTGAGATAATCCCAGAAAAAAAGTAAATATCCAAACAGGATTAATTTTTTTAAAGAATTTCCTGATTGAGTCCCTACTCATTAAAGACCACGTTTAATTTTAGCAAAGTATCTAATTAAATCACTTTTATCCAAATTTAACGCCTTAACTATTCTTGCCAGTGCTGCTACTTGTCTTTTTCGATTAAGATTAGCACCTTTAATAGCATCAACTGCTTTATTTAAATATCTTTCGGCTTGAGCGGGAAGTTTATAATCTTCTAAACCTTTACCGTCTTCCGTCATCACTTCCTTAATCTCTGTACGAATTATATTACGCAATTCATCTTGTGTCATAGTAAAATCTCCTAATTATCTATGTTAACATACATATAAATATCAATTAAATTGTTTCTTCTAAGTTTTTTAAATAATCTTCAGCTTCCACTAAAAGTTTTTTCATTTCTTCTCCATCATCTCCGCCCCACTTCTCTTCATCTACCGAATAACCATCCGCTCTTACCTGATTCAAAAATGTGACCGCATCTGGAGAATTTTTCCACTCTTCTATGGTTTGTTTTAAATCTTTGATATAAGACCGTTTATTTTCTCTAACTTTTGTTTTTTCATATTCTTCATAAGTACCATTTATTCTCATTTTGGTTTCTTCGTTTACCACACAATCATGACACCTACTTTGTAAATAATAAAATTTAGTATCTAACCGACTTTTCATTATTTTCTTACATTCTGGACAAAACCACGGCATTCTTGCTTCTTTTAATACATCTGCCTTTTCTGAAGAAATTTTTCGTTCTTCTTTCTCTGTTTCAGTAAGTCCTATTGTATCTCCTTGATATCCTACCATTATACGTTTTTCTGGAGACTTACCATCAAGAATTGATTGTAATGCTTCGTTTTGTCTTTGATTTTCTCTACTATATCCCATAATAACCTATACTCCGTATTGCCTTTTATATTTGTAATATGTCGGAATACTTACACCTAATTCATAGATGATTTCTGTTACTGACTTATTACTTTCTAATACTTTTATTAAATCTTCTTTTTTCACTTTCGGGTTTTCCTCATAATATCTTTTGTGAGCCAATCTCTGTTTCTCTCTATACTCATCACTTTTCCAAAGTTCTTTACTAACTTTAGAAACTCCTCTTGAAATTTTTTCTCTTACTTCTTTACTTCTCATTACTTCCTTATGTATCTTTGAGTTTCTTTGTGCTAAACTCATTTTCTTTTTTTGTTCTTTCGTTCTCCTTAAACCCAATGTTGCTTTACCACCTGCAACTGCATCATTAGTTAAACCACCTGGTGAAATATTGTATTCTGGTTTTAATTTACTAATCCAATATTTCTCTCTTTCATCTAATTTATCAATACTATCTACTACTTCTAATGTTTCAACAATAAAGTTTTCACCACCATACTTTTTGATAGCATTACTCAATATAATTCCACTACCTTTATAATAGCGATTATTATTTTGTCTGGTCTGTCCTATGTAGAACTTTCCATTCAATAAATTGGTTGTTTTATATATTCTATAATATCCCATACCTTTATATAAATATATAGGATACAAAAAAATGTATTAAAAGTTCACCAATCCCAAAATCTGGTTAATCGGAGCAAAACTTCCTGTGAACTTATAAGTATTACCTTTATACTTAAATACTATACCTTCTGACGGAACAATTGAAGATAATCCACCAATTGCTTCTAATTTTTCAAGTTGGTGTTTTAACGTAGCCAACTTTTTAACATCTTTACCTCGTTTTACCTGTTTTATTGCCGCAATTACATCTCTTCTTATCTTTTGTACCGTACTATCTCCCGAAACTGCTAAATATCCACTAATATTCTTCAATATTTGTGCACCTACATCAAAAAATAAAACTTCAAAGGGTTTCATATTCTGTTTTACCGTTTCTTGATGGTCATTCTTATCAAATGATAATACCCAGTCTAAAAAATCAGGAAATTTCTTCAAATCTTTTTTAATCGTTGGTATCTTATATGACTTATCAAAAAACGCCCATCTTTTAGTTAAATTAATCAAAACTTTATTCGATATTTTTGCACTATGTTGTTTTGTTGCGTTAAAGATAAATTCTTCCCAAAATGATTGATGATACATAGATAAAGTATCATTATCTTTTAATGCATATTCTTTTTGTAATTTATTTAATCTACTGATAAACCCAGCCTTCTTTTTTCCAAAATCTTGTACTTTAGATACTGTTAAAAATTGAGGTTTACCAATTTTATAATGTTTTTGTACGTGTTGATTAACTTGTTTAATCATACCTGCCAACATTCGTCCAGAACCTTTAAGTTCTCCAATTGCCTTCCCGCTATCATCATATTCTAATGCTCCGTGAAATACAATCTCTGCTTTATCATAATTGATTACATTTGATGATGCTGGATACATGACTTCAAGATTCATCCAATTCTTACCATTACCAAAAATCTTTTCTTTTTGTGCATCGGATAATCTACCGATAGATTTTCCCAAATCTTTCATTGCAAATACAAAGGCATCTCTAATATCACCTCTACCTGCAAACTTAGATGCTACTCCACTCGTATCCATCGAATTTGCTCCAAAATTCTTTAGTTGACCTTTATTTCTGGCCGTGACTAATTTTCCATCTTTCCAACTAACCATTAAATTTTGACCATCAAGTTTCTCTGTAACATTATCTTCACGACTAAGATTTCCACCCAATCCTAAAGTAATAATGTTTTTTAAATCACCAAATGTCAAATTTTTATCATCAAAGGGATGATTCATGTGTCCATAGGCTCCACCCATTAATAATAACTCCTTTCCATTATCTTGTTTATCTGTAACTAATAAATTTACATATTCTTTTAAATCAAAAATATTATCACTATGAAATTTATCCATTGGTGATAATTTAAGCTTTTTTGCTCTTTTTGTATTTTGTCCAACTGAGTCTATATCAACTCCGGCCGATACGGGTGCCTCAACTGCCACTCCTGTATAATCTTTACCATCGGGAGTAATTCCGTTCCAATTAAGAACTTCCCAACCCAAACTACTCATTATAAATTTTATTCTATCTTTATATGCCTCTATTGGATTTGTCTTACCAAATCTTTCACCGTAGGCTCCAGCTCCTTTTTTACCATATGCCACTGCCGGAACTATGTTTTTTGAAGTTGTATAATCAAGTCCTGGATCTTTTGCAGAATCACTTATAATATAACTCAATAAATCCCAACCCGTATCATTGATTTGTTCATGAGAATACATATTTTCAATCCAAGATTTTGTAACTCGTTTGTAATCCTCAAATCCATCATAAAATGTTGGTGGGCCGTCATCCGTAGGAAACATACCACTATTAGCAACTTCTTTTAATAATTTTGGTATAATATTTGGATTATTAACTAAAAACCCATCATATACTTCAAATAATTTTTTAAATTTATTAGTCATCATTTGGAATACCCCTTTATCAAAGTATCCGAATGCCTTTTTAAATAATTTTTCTCTATTCTTTTCAAATTCAGGTGAACCAAGTAGTTGTCTTATAGTAGTTCCACTTACTTCCTTTCCACCAACTCTAACTGAAACGTGTGGTGCTGTATGAATGTATCCGTGTTCCTCGTATCCACTCATGTTATTTTTATTCTTTTTATAATCTTGATAATAAGTTTTTCCACCACTTTTCTTTGTTCCACCCGTTAATCTATCGGCGTCCTTTTCACCAAATATGTAAATTACTGCAGTTGTTTCTTCATCAAATTTATTTAATGTGTTTTTAGCAACATAAGGTGTTCTTTCTTTTATAATACGATTAGATGGTATACCCATTTTTTTCATATGACGAACTTTTTCCTTAAAGTTCATTGGATGTCTTGGTGGTTGTTTTATATCAGATGTAGTGATATATGCTACATCAACTTGTTTTTCTAACCATTTATAGGTTTTCAAATGGTGGGGCCCAAACGGTTGAAACCGTCCACCGTATACACCTACGACTTTTTTAATTTTTGATTTTTCTTCTATCACATTAGTTGTGGCTTCACTTTTCTCACTAATGGAATATACAACATTTTTAGTATATAAGTCAAGCGTTTTATTAAGTTTTTCAACAGTCACTCCAGTATCTTTAATTGCACTTTTCTTCTCTGCCTTATCTGTAGTAACGTATGTGTCGTATTTATCACCTGGAGAATGTTCATATTGACGAACTTTTAATTTAATTTTTGATTCATAATCGCTTGGTAAAGTATTCTCAATTCCTAAAAATTTAACCGCTCCTGGTATCAAATATAAAGTCACTTCTTTTTTATTTAAATTCATCATTAACTGACTTGATGTCCAGAGTTTATTTTGTGCCCTAACTAAATCATATTTGGGGCCTTCATTTTGTTTATGATTATAAAACGATGGAAATACCTTCTTGTAATCTTTTTCTTTAGTTAATATCTCTAAAGAATTATTCAATCTCACTACAGAAGAATGTCTATCTGTTCCACTAGTATATCCTTGTTCTGGATGATAAATCCCGTGATTTGACTTAACTACTGGTTGTTTTAAATCTTGTATTTTCACATAAGGACTAACTCTACTTGTATTTTCTATTTCAACTAATTTATTTCCATCACTAATTAATGTATGTCCCTTAATACCACCATGATATGTTATAAGTGATTCAACTGCATCTTTTAAAGTCGTTTTAGAAAGTGCCTCTCTGATTCTTACACCATCTTTAGACATAGCCTTCTTTTTCTTTGCTTTATCAAAATCTTTCTCATCTCGTTTTACAAATAGTGCTGAATTTACAATTCCTATTCCATGAGAATTCATTCCTTCTGACCAATCTGTATCTTGGTCTATCATATAACATAACTCCACACCATAACCAGTTAGTTCCCTAACTACTTTTAGATTTGGATTATAATTTCTATCTCGGTTTTTACCTATTACAATATCATCACCAAATTTTTTGGCTATTGCAATACATTCATCTACTTTACGATATTCATCATCTTTTCGTTGTTTATCTAATTGTTTTTTTACTTTATTAACTTTCTTTACACTTGGTGCACCACCAATAGATTCTTTTCTAAAAGTTCCAAATTTTGGTTGACCTGATTTTTTTGTTCTTTTTCCACGACTAACTAAATTTTCATCATCTGGTGAATTAACGGGTGTGGGTGCCTGATTATCAAGATAATTTGGTGGATTTAACATCTCGGTTGTAATCTTTTGTTTATCTAACCACTTTTTAGCCTGTTTACTTTTTATTGGTTTTTTAATAAATTTACTAATTCCCTTTCTAACCAACATATTGAATTTTCTCTGTGCTTGTTTTGGATTCAAGGTAGCATTATTATCTACTAACATAAAGTTAGACCCACCAAATAATCCTTGAAAGTATGCCATATTTTTTTGAACATTATTCCAATACTTTTCTACAAGTTCAGATGGTAAAACTCTATCTCTTAATTTATTTCTCATTTGTGCAACTTCTAATGAAGTATTAACAAATACCATATAGGTATCATAACCTAAATCAATCAATTTTTGTCGTTCTTTTTTTACATCTGAAAATTTATGACCAGTACCATCAATAATAACACCAAGTCTACCTTTTGAATATAACTTTAATCTTTGTTTACTCAATGCTTTAGCGTGTGTTCTCACTCCCATATGTGCACTATAACTTGGGTCTGTAATCTGTCTAAATAAATCATTTGACATATTATCTAAATCTGTTGTACCAAAATACTTTTTCAAAAACATTTCTAATTCTGTATCTTGATTAACAAGTTTTAATCCGTATGCTGAAGTGGTTAATTTATCGGGTATTCCAAACAATCCACCAGCAACATATGACTTTCCACTACCTGGCCCACCTGCAAGAAATACTGCTTTGAATATTCCTGGATCATTTTTTCCTTCAAATAAATCATCTGCTTTCCAAATATCTTTTGGGTCTTGTGCCATATCTAAAACTTGTATTCGAGCTTTCGTAACTCCGTGTTTCTTAGTTAATATTTTTATTATCTTTTTAGCTTCGGAATGTGATTTAGCCTTTGTATAAAGTATATCTTCGTGTTTCTTACCTGGAGGAATACCCCAAATTACAAATTCTTTTTTACTTTCATCTATAGTATCTTCGTCAAATATATTAACTGTTTTATGTATTCTGAATGTGGCAGCTTTTCTACCATTGATAGTTGGCATGCCGTGGTCATCTTTACCAATATCTTTGATTTTCATTTTCTTGTTTTTAAATTTACCAACAAGAATAGTATCACCAATATTAACTGGTATATTTATATCTTCTTCTATCAGGGGTTTAGTTAACCATTCAGTTAATTTATTCACTTGTATTTTCCGTTAAGTTATACTGAAAGTGCTCTCTTATACCATCCAAATATAAATCTCTCTTGTTCTGGTTTTCTATTCACTAAATCATAATAGTGTTTTAGACGATAACAACGAACTCTATCTACAGATGGATTATATTTTGACAATGCTGCCTTAGTACCTGGCCCAAATCCTCCATCGACTGATATTTTACCACCCTTACCATTGATTGCACTTTGTAAAATCTTTACTGCTGTTCTTCTACCTTGATTTACACACATATCAAAATAAATATGTTTTAAATTATCAGATACATCATCTATTTTATTCTTATCCCAATAATCTTTTTTATAGATTTCTTTAGCACCTTCTTTAGTAAGGTTCTTGATATCTACATCAGGATAAAATCTCTTTGCTATACCAAAATTGGTTTCGCCCCCTAAATCACTCGGATCGTGAACATATCCACCCTCGTGTTCTAAAGTTAAATCAATTATTTCATCAAATGTAGTTAGTGTTTCATTATTTGCCATAAATAACCTCCGTATTAAATTAAATAGCTTTTTTAATATGTTTAGATTTTCCATTCGTTAATTTTTCTTCTTGTTTTAATTTTACATCAGGTTTCCCTGTCAATTTATATCCAAGAACTTCTGCATTACTCATTCGAACCTTTTCAAATTCAGCTCTGTCCTTCTCATTCAACTCTCCACCAAACCCCTCATGTATCACTCGTTCAAGTTCTTCACCAATCATTCTATGTATAGCTGCTTTTGTTATTTTCATTTTAATCCCACCCTGAATGATTTTTTTCTAAGTGTCTATAAATCATAGTAACTATTTTTTTGAGAGTCTGTGCATGTTTTTTTAATTTTGCATCTTTTCTAGTATCAGTATTTCTTCCAACAAACCACTCAAAATTTTCAACTGCATCACCAAGTTCATAATATGCACTTTTAAGATTCATTTGTTCCTTTAACAATTCTTCTCTAATGATTTCTCTTAGTTGTGTTTTAGTTATTTTCATTTTACTTTATTTCCTAACAATTTTACCCATTCGTCATATTTTAATGAGACTGAACCTGTCCTTATGTTTCCATAATTAATGTTATCCATATCTCTAGCTCTACCACCACCGATTACTTTCAATGCCCTTTTTCTAAAATCATTTGGTATTACATCTTTTCCGGATCTTGCTACTCTTACGTCAATCCAGGGATTGTGGTTTGCCTGTTTTATAACTCTAACCTTTACAGGTATTTTAAGAAGTCTTCTCATATATGGTTTTAATTTTCTTGCGTATTTCGGATATTCTGACCATTCTTCTTTTGAAATTTTTTCATTTACGGATTCTTTAAGTGGTTTTCCATTTCTCAAAACCCTCTTAATAAATTTTACTCTTATTTGACTATCAAAATTTGATTTAGATAATTTTGCATCAGATGCAAACATTCCACCAGTTGCTTTCTTTTTAGCAACTAAACCCATATGAATATTTTTACCATCATTTTTCGCAACATAATACTG